AGTAGACACTGTCCGTATGGGTGTGTGTTGTGTATGTGGTAGGGAACTGACCCATCCCGTCAGTGTTGAACTGGGCATTGACCCGGAATGCGGACAACATTGGTGGAACTGGGATTTGGTAGGTGGATACTCCAAAGAAAACATTGCTCGTTTAAAGCAAGTTATTCATACCTCCATAAAAGTAGATTCATGGATTCCTCGTAGTGTTATTAAAGAAGAAATCCTAACTCAAGATATTGTTACTACTCCTACAAATCATTCAATGTTAAAACCACGGATTGTCAACACTGAAAAATCAGCTACCTTGGTTACTTATCAGAACTCAGGTAATCCTGCCATTAAAATTAAGTTTCCATTTGATCCTGCTACTGTTAATCAGGTCAAGACATTGCCTGGTCGTAAGTTTCACAATGAACAAGAAAAGTATTGGACGACTCCTTTGCAGATTGAAACGTTGGAAAAACTTCAGGAGTGGGGATTCACTTTAGATCCTAAGCTCATCAGTCACTTAAAACAAAGTAAAGTTAATGTTAATCAGGTTGAAGAAGTTGTGGTGTCTGGTTTGGAAAATACTTTGTTTCCTTTTCAGAAGAAGGGAGTGGCATTCATCGAACATCGTAACGGACGTGCTCTCATCGCTGATGAAATGGGACTGGGGAAAACTATCCAGGCTCTGGCATGGTTACGATTGCATCCTGAAAAACGACCTGTTGTCGTTGTTGTTCCTGCCAGCTTAAAATTAAATTGGTATAGGGAATGTCATATGTGGTTACAATCACCAAAAGTTCAAATATTACAGGGAACTAAAATTGTTCCTATCATCGGGGAAATTATCATTGTTAATTACGACATCCTGACGGATTGGATAGATGTTTTAAAAACTATCAAAACTCAGGTATTAATCCTGGACGAATGTCATTACATCAAGAATAATTCAGCCAAACGTACAAAAGCAGTTAAGATGCTGGGTAAAACAATCCCTCATGTTATTGCATTAAGTGGTACTCCTATTGTTAATCGTCCTGTAGAAGCATACAATGCTTTGAAGTTAATTGACAATACCATTGTTCCTGACTTCTGGAATTATGCACATCGTTATTGTGGAGCAAAACATAATGGTTATGGATGGGATTTCAGTGGAGCGACGAATACCGAGGAATTGCACGAAAAATTAACAAATACCGTTATGATTCGTCGTCGCAAGGAAGATGTTTTGACGGATTTACCTGATAAGATTCGGAGTTTTCTTCCCATCGAACTAAGTAATGAAAAGGAATACGACGAAGCAGAACGTAATTTCATTGCTTACGTTCGTAAAACTAAAGGATCAATCGCAGCTATTAAAGTCAGTAATGCTGAAGTATTGGCTGAAATTGAAGGTCTAAAACAATTAGCAATAGCTGGTAAAATGAAACAAGCAATTTCCTGGATACGGGACTTTGTGGAAGTAAATGGAAAATTGGTTGTATTTGCAGTACATCGTTTTGTGATTGATAAGTTGATGGAAGAGTTTGGTGATATTGCTGTAAAAGTAGATGGCTCGGTAACAGGAGAAAGTCGTCAACAAGCTGTAGATCGTTTTCAGAATGATGATAAAATACGGTTATTTGTTGGTAACATTAAAGCTGCTGGTGTTGGAATTACCCTGACTGCTGCCAGTAATGTTGCTTTTCTTGAACTTCCATGGACTCCTGGGGATGTCAGTCAAGCGGAAGATCGTTGTCATCGTATTGGACAAAAAGATAGTGTTACTATTCATTACCTATTGGCTGTTAATACCATCGAGGAAAAGATTGCTCAGATGTTGGATAGCAAACGTCAGGTCTTGGATAGTATATTGGATGGTAAGGAAACTGATAATCAATCTCTGTTAACAGAATTAATGAACGAATATTTATAAAACCATGAAATATAAATGGTCAACTGATATTTTTGCCTATCCTATATCTTCATTTAAAAAAGAATTTACAAAATATTTAATTAAAAAACTATGAGAGACTACTTATTAATCTGTAAAATAGCCTGGTCATTCCATCGGACGACTGGGCTTGAATTTGAGGAACTCCTCAGTGAAGCTATCCTTGCCTATTTGGAAGCATTACCAAAGTATAATCCCAAAAGGGGCAAACTATCTACGTTTATGTCCCGTATTATGCAACAAGCCTTAGTTGATTACTACAAACGAGAAAAACAATACACCAGTATATCTAATGTGGAATATTTAGATGATTTTATTCCTGAATATGAATTCTTTCCTCCTTCTTTGCCCGATGATTTGCAACATATAATTGATACTATTCAATACGGGGAAGAAGATTACTCTCAACTACTTCCCAAATTTGCCCGTGGTGCATTAATAAAAGTCTTACGTGATGATGGTTGGTCTTGGGGAAGAATATGGAATAATATAAGAAAAATGAAACTCTGCATAAATGAAATTCATATTTAAAGTATAATAATTAAAATGAAAATCAAAATAACAGACTTACACAAAGCTATCATGAACCGGGATGATTGTTCCCTGGAGGAAGCTGATCAAATCGTTTGTAATATGATCCAAATGGTGATTGAAGGAGCTGATCCCGAAGAAGTTTTATGGGAAGAAGGATTTGAACCGGATTACTTCTTTGATATTATACCTTAAAAATATTTAAGATCGTGCTGAGTAGTAAAAATTTAATTTATCAATTGCACAACAAATTCGATTGATAGTTAAAATTTTAACAAAAGGCTATTTACCCGTAAGTGAGGGGGTTTGAAAAGTAAAATACTCACTTATTTATTTTCTCATTATTGATAAGTATGATTAAAACATCGTTTAAGATCGTTTACATCGGTTTTAACGAACTTTAATATAGAAGTTATATAATTATATCATTCCATATGTAAACTTCGTTAAATCGTCTTAAAAACAATAAAAACAAAACATCATGAAAACATCAATCCAAATTAACCAAAAAAATGTGGAGAAAATTAGCAATCTCCTTCTTTCGTATCAAAAACGATACAGTGTTCGTTTATTATATACTATAGATGTGTTTAATGCTGTATATGAAGCAGAAAAACACTTAGAGACGATGCTAATTCCAAAAAAGTACTGGAAAGGTCTTGTATTACACCTTCTCCCACCCTCTGTACCTCATAAATATAGATACATTGCTCAAGGAACAAGTGCCAGAATAGTTAGAAAATCTAACTACTGGAAATTAGAGGATGTATCCAGATTGATATGTAAAGAAAAAACTGGTGGAAGAAATTGTCAGGCTTTTCTACAACTCACAGATTTACAGATTCAACATATTCCAAGAACATTTGAATTTTACGTTTAATCATAAAAACAAAACACAATGAAAAAGAAACAGTATGAAAAATTCAAAGCACTCCGCCTCAAGGTGGAGTCAGGACAAGCAACGTTTAAAGAACGCAACGTTTGGAATATCATTCAGAAGAAGAAACGACAGGGTAAACAAATTACCATGTCAGACTAAACTCTCTATCTTTGCAGATACTCCAACCAAAGCGGAGATTGTTTGTAAACGAATCCGAACCTATTGCATGAACGTGGATAATACCATTCATCGTCCTATACTAAAACAAATTAGTATAAAACATCTATTATGAGTATATTTGATAATCTGAGATCGTTTGAATTTGACCGTAATAGAAAACAAATATTTGGAGTCAAATCAGGAATAGTTTGGGGTCATAGTAATAAAACCAATGGGATGTATCCTATATTGTATATCTCCAAACCAAAAAATATCAGTCAGGAAGACTATGAAAAATTATTGGATTGCATTGAAATACAATTTATTAAAAAATAATTAAAATGAAAAAAATAAAATATGTAGATCCTTATCTTTTAAAAAGATATCCTACAATCGGAGGAGAATTAATCTCCAAATTTGCCTTAAGTTCTTATAGAATGCCTTATGTAACTTTAAATGAATTAAATGAAAGACGAGAAGGAGAATATATTTTATTTTGTGCCGGTAATATTCAATTTATAGGAAATGCCAGTAATCTACATACTTCTGTAAGTGCTCTCTGTAGAAAATATTACTTTGAAGAAATTGCTTTTGTTCCTGAGAATTTTTCTTTGCCTATCGAAATGTATTTAATATACAAAAAATATGGAGGGAAAACCATATCAATTAATTTCAAAAAACATAAAGAAAAATTTCAATTAGCTAAATTAGGTTACACATATTAAATAATGAAAATAAAAGAACTGTACCAGGATTTCTCTGTGATAATAGCTGATGAGGATCATCGACACTATCGCTTAGGCTGGGCGAATGTAGTCTGTCCTCACTGCACAGGGAATCCTGGTTTTCATCTGGGATACAACTTGGATGAAGATTATTTTTATTGCTGGAGATGTGGCTTTCATGATACAATCTTCACTCTCAGTAAATTATTGAAAGTTACCAAATCCCAAGCTGAACAACTGGTACGAGAATATGGTGGAAAAAGTAAAACAAAAACCACTAAAGAACCCACAGTCCGTATTAAGAAACATCACTTCAAACTACCTACTGGAATTGAACCCTTACTACCACGACATAGAAATTACATTCTTAACAGAGGATTTGATCCCGATGAGATTGAACGTCAGTGGGGAGTGATGAGTACGGGAGTAGTGAGTCAACTGGATAATATTGATTATAAGCATCGCTTGTTTATTCCCGTTCGCTGGGACGATGAATTGGTAACTTTCCAAACCAGGGACGTTACTAATAAACATATTCACAAATACATTAACTGTCCTAAAGAACGAGAAATTAAACATCTAAAAAGCATTTTATATGGTAAACAAGCGGAATGGCAAGACACGGGTATTTGTGTTGAGGGAGTAACCGATGTTTGGCGTTTTGGAACCCTATCGTTTGCTACGTTTGGAATTCAATATACCCAAACCCAACTGCGATTGATGTCGAAGTTATTTAAACGTATTTTTGTGGTGTTTGATGATGATCCTCAGGCAGTCAAGCAAGCCAAGAAATTGGTAGGAGATTTAAAATTCCGTGGAGTGGAGGCTCGGCAAATTAACATCAAAAACGATCCCGGAAGCATGTCTCAAGAGGAAGCGGATCGTTTTATATCCCTGATTATCAAATAATTAAAAATAAATTTTTATGGTATTGAAATTTTTTATATATTTGCCTCAGATTTTAAAAGAAATAAATATGTCTGTTGTAGCGGAAACAGGATTAAAAATATTGGGGATTGGGTGTATAACCTAATTTGAATCTGAAAGGGGAGGTGCCGCTACACTGAACCTTTCAGATTTTTTATTTTAATTAATATGAAACGAACACGATTTCCTGAAAAAATTATTATTCCAGATGCTATTAATTGTAGCATATATGATGAATCTTTTACCACTGTTCCTAATTCTATTCTTCGTAATCCGGAATTGTCATTCAAAGCCAAAGGTATTATCTGTCTATTGTTAAGTAACAAAGAAGGATGGTCTACTCACTTATCCACCTTAAAGAAAATATCAACAGATGGAACGGATGGTATTCAATCCGGATTACAAGAATTAGAAAAAGCTGGATACTTGTTAAGAGTGAAATACAGAGATAAACAAACAAAGGTTTGGAGGGGTTCTTTCTGGGCATATACAGATATACCTCATCAATTTAAAATAGAAAGAACATTGAAAGCATTATATAATCAAGGTTTGGAACCACAACCGGGTTTCCCAGATATGGAAACACCAGATATGGCAAATCCGGTGCTAATAATATTAAATAATAATAATACTAATAATAATCTTCCCCAGGAAGAGGAAATTTTGTCAAAAAATGGATTTATAATTCCTTCCCAATTTGAAGATTTTTGGGAGTTCTATCCCCGCAAAGTTGATAAGGGAAAAACTCTCACTATCTGGAATAGGATTTGTTCCAGAAAAGAAAATCGTCCCACTTGGAAAGAAATAAAAAAAGCAATATATCAACAAAAGAAATCAGAACGATGGAAAGATCCAAAGTTCATACCTCATCCTTCCACTTGGTTGAATCAAAATCGTTGGTTGGATGATGCAAAAGAAATGAAAGCAATAAATTATTCTACAAGTAATAAACCAAAATACATTGATGACCCAGATGGAGGTCGTTATTTGTTGAATGAAAAGAATGGAAAGTATTATCACTGCCGTTCCGGCGAATTATATATACCATGATAGAACGTAAAATTATAATTGGATTAATAACATCCTCCCAATTCCTACAAAATATCAAAACCATCTGGCAAGGTAGGTATATTGAATCATCAACCGCGAAAATCATAGCTCAATGGTGTTGGGAGTATTATAATGAATTTCATAAAGCACCATTTCGTGATATTGAAGTAATTTATCATAAAAAATTACAACAAGGCAATCTATCTAAAGAACTTGCCGAAGAAATTGAACAGGATATACTTCCGGGATTAAATGATGAGTTTGTAGAAGAGGAAATCAATGTAGAGTATTTGACAAAAATCACTGTTGATTATTTTCGAGAAAGAAAACTTTTACTTTATAAAGATAATCTTGAAGAATTAATTGATACTGGTAAGATTGAAGAAGCAGAAAAAATAGCATTAGAATATGTTCCTGTAAGTAAAACCAAAGTTGACTTAAAAGATTTTATTGTTACTACAGCTCAGATTAGAAGAAAAAAGAAGGAACCATTAATTACTTTCATGAAACCCTGGTTAAAAGAAGGACAAACTACGATATTATACGGTAAAGCAGGGAGTGGTAAATCCCTACTAAGTATACTAATTGCTTATATTGTAGGACTGAAAGAATATAAGGAAGTAGAAATCGGGGAATGGCAGGTGAAACATCCAACTGGTTGTTTGTATATCGACGGAGAGATGGGAGAACAAGAGATGAATGAACGTATCAGTCAATATGAGTATCTGGGACGACAAAGTCAAGAGCATCGTATTAAAATTCTATCCCTCCCGGAATATCAATTAGCAACTGAAGATTCGTTTTACTTATCAGTTCGAGAAAATCAATTAAAAATACTTCACTGGTTACGGGATCATCCAAATTACAAATTAATAGTTTTGGATAGTGTTACAACATTATTCGGATTACAAGAAGAAAACGATAATTCCGAATGGAGTAATAAAGTAAATCCATTTCTTAGAGATTTACGAGCTTTGGGAATAGCATGTATTTTACTTCATCATGCTGGTAAAGATGCTAAGAAAGGCTTACGGGGAGCAACAGCGATGGAAGCCATGGCGTATAACATATTTCGATTAACAAATCATGGAGCCAAAGAACAGGAACGAGGGGAAGCCTGGTTTGTATTAAGTACAGATAAACAACGAGCCAGTAAATATAGTTTTAAGAAGTTTGCCTTGCATTTTTTTCCTTCCATGGATGGAAAAGATACTGAATGGGAAGAAACGGAAGTAGATTTCGAATAACATGGTTTTCCTTTGATTTAACAAAGGCAAAAGTAAAGTAATATAAGAATATTAGAGAAGAGTAGAAAATCCTTTAAAACAAAAGAAAACGGGTAAATTTAAAAAAATTCAGGCTGTGCCTAAATCAAATAAGTAAATGAAGTATAATTTTAACAAAAATTGGAGAAAAAAATTATGTACACAATTTCTAAAGAATTTGCATTCAGTTCCTCTCATCAATTAGAGGGGTTACCATCCAATCATCCCTGTTCCAGATTACATGGACACAATTATGTGGTTGTTATTGAATTATCTGATTCCAGATTAAATGAAGTCGGATTTGTCAAAGATTATCGAGAATTGGATCCAATAAAGAAATTTATTGATGATGCTTTGGATCACAAACATCTTAATGATTTTCTACCTTTCAATCCCAGTGCGGAAAATATTGCAAAACATTTGTATGATTTGTTTAAACCAGATTTTCCACAATTACTTGCAGTAACCGTAAAAGAAACTCCAAAAACCGCTGCTCGTTATGAACCATTATAAACCAACCTCTATAATAGCAGCCAACCCTGACTTTGATCGAACGATAAATAAATATGATCGGGATTTCCTGAATGTAGCGGAATTCTTTTGTGATACTATTCAGGGAGAAGGAATCAATACAGGATGCCCTGCTGCTTTCCTCAGATTACAAGACTGTACGATGAACTGCGTTTGGTGTGATACCCGTTCTGTTTGGAGGTATGGCAATCCTTATACTTTTGAAGAGTTATTTTACATGATGGATCAGGTAGAATTACCTAAAAAGTTATTTGAAGGACAACACTTAGTATTGACAGGAGGTAGTCCATTGAAACAGCAAGCAATGTTAGTTAAGTTTTTATGGGAATTTACTAACCGATATGATTTTCTTCCGTACATAGAAATTGAAAATGAATGTACCTTAATGCCTATACCTGAGATGGTAAATCTTGTGAAGATTTGGAATAATTCTCCAAAGTTAGCTAACTCAGGAAATATAAAGGAATTAAGAATACAACCTAAAATTTTGAATTATTTAAACAAATTAAGTAATTCTTGGTTTAAATTTGTTGTAGAAGGAACTGATGAAGAGTGGCAAGAAATAGAGGAAGATTTTCTTCCTCATATTAAAAAGTCTCAAATTATATTGATGCCGATGGCTGGAAGCCGGGCTGAATTGGAAAGAAACCGAGAGAGGGTTGTTCAGTTAACTATCCAAAAGGGTGTTCGTTATTGTACCCGGGAGCATGTGGAAATATGGGATAAAATGACAGGAGTATAAATTTTTTTGATTTTTATCCTAAATCAAATCAATAAATCAAGTATAATATTAACAAATAACAAAAAGTTTTAATCAAAAAACAAATATTATGAAACACGAACAATTAGTAAATGCAGCCAAGGAACTTAATGAAGTTTTGCTGCCCGATCCAGAAATTAATGTTCATGCAACTCCTCCTGTACTTAAAAAACAGGTGATTGAATATGCTGGGATATTGGCTCCTGGAGATAATCTGACGGAAAATACAGTATCCGTTTTGAAGGAATTAGGAATTACGATTCCTGGCATCAACGTCATTAACGTCATTGAGGAAGAACCAACTACCAGTCCAGAACCCGAGGATGCTCAGGAAGTGTCCCTGGAAGAATTTGTTATGGAAAGTAACGATTTCAAAGAACTCAAAGACTTAGTGAAGGAATACGACGAGTTCAAACCATTGCGTGGTATTATCAGTAAGTTCAAAACCGTTCCTGCTTTAAAACAGGTAATGTTGAAGGAACTGGGAGTTGAGGATATTCAACAAACTGAAGATGTTCCTGATGCAGAAAAGGAAGAAAAACCAGCTCCTAAAACTCCGGATAAGAAAAACAAAACTTCAAAAGCAAAGAAGGAGAAAGGAGAATTATCCAACAAAGCAATAGTTTATCTGGAGTGGAAAAAAGGAGAAAAAAACCCGGATACTCTTCTAAAATTGGTTACTGACCAGGTAAAAAGAACTACCATAAAAAGTTGGATTGGTATGTGGGGGAGGGAAAAAGGATTACCTGCTATTGCCAAAAAACAATAATATGTCGAATAAATTATATATCACTTGGGAGCAAGTCATTGCTAAACTTCGAGCAATAGAAAATTCTATAAATGAAGATTTGCCTTATGCAGCTCCTTATCCTCATGTTTATGGAGTTCCGAAAGGAGGAATGATTGTATCTGGATTCATGTCTCATGTATTACATTCTCCTTTCGCAGAACAAGCTGATTTTATTCTGGATGATTTGGTAGATTCCGGGGTTACCCGGGATAAATATAAAAAACTTTATCCTGATAAACAGTTTATTGCCTTATTTGACAAACAAACAGAACCTGAATTGAAAGACAAATGGATTGTATTTCCATGGGAGAAAGATCATCCCGGAGGAGA